TTGCTAAGATATATGATTCTACAATCCTTGCTACAAACCAAGGTTCAGTACGAAGAGGAGCTGCATCAGTAAACCTTAATATAGAACATAAAGATTTTGAAGAGTGGTTAGAAATAAGAGAACCAAAAGGAGATGTAAATAGACAATCACTAAATCTACACCAATGTGCAGTTGTAGGTGATAAGTTTATGAGAAAACTTCAAGATGGAGATCCGGATGCTCGTAGAAAGTGGGGTGCATTGCTTCAAAAGAGAAAAGCAACTGGTGAACCTTATATTATGTACAAAGGTAATATTAACAAGGCAAATCCAGAAGCATATAAGAAAAACGGATTAAAAGTACATATGACTAACATATGTTCTGAGATTACTTTACATACTGATGAAAACCATTCATTCGTATGTTGTTTATCTTCATTGAACTTATCTAAATACGATGAATGGAAAGATACTGATTTAGTTTATACAGCAACTACATTTTTAGATGGAGTTCTTTCGGAATTCATTCAAAAGGCTAAGAATATGAAAGGATTTGAACATTCAGTTGCATCTGCAGAAAAGGGTAGAGCATTAGGATTGGGTGTATTAGGATGGCATACTTATTTACAACAAAGAGGAATTCCATTTGAAGGAATGGAAGCACAATTTGAAACTCGTAAGATTTTCTCTCAGTTAAAGATAGAATCGGAAAGAGCAAGTAGAGATATGGCTGAAGAATATGGTGAACCATTATGGTGTAGAGAAACTAATATGAGAAATACTCACTTAAGAGCAATTGCTCCAACAGTATCCAACTCTAAATTAAGTGGTAACGTTTCACCTGGTATTGAACCATGGGCGGCAAATGTATTTACCGAACAAACATCAAAAGGTACTTTCATTAGAAGAAATAATGAACTAGAAAAAGTTCTAAGGAAAGCGGGTATCAATAATAAAGATACATGGGATAAGATACTAAATGATTTAGGTTCAGTACAAGATTTAATAGAATTAGATAAATGGTGTTACTTAAACAATAAAATGGTACTATGTGCTGAGGTATCTGAAGAAGATTCTACAAAATCATATCCAGTAAAAGATGTATTTAGAACATTTAAAGAAATTAACCAAATGGATTTGGTTAAACAAGCAGGTGTAAGACAGCAGTATATTGACCAAGGAGTTTCATTGAACTTGGCATTTCCATCGGTGGTTTCACCTAAGTGGATTAATCAAGTAACAATGGAAGCTTGGAAACAAGGAATTAAAACGTTATATTATATGAGAACAGAATCAGTTCTTAGAGGTGATATAGCACAACGAGCACTCGATCCTGATTGTGTTGCTTGTGATGGATAATAATTATTAACTAAAAGAGAGAAAACAAAATGATACAAGTAAAAAAATTCTACGCAGATTGGTGTGGACCGTGTAAGGTTCTAACTCCCTTAATGGAAAATGTAAAATCAAAATTTAATAATGTTAATTTTGAAGATATTGATATAGAAGTCCAATATGAAGTTGCACAGAAATATCATGTACGTTCTGTCCCAACTGTTATTATTGAAAAGGATGGGGAAGAAGTACAAAGATTCACAGGAGTACAATCCGAAATGGCGTATATAAACGCTTTGAATGAAAATTTATAATACACAAATATGGCTAGCATAAAAGTATTCATGAAAGATGAGGAAAAGGAAAAACCAGTAGTTGGTATTCCGCAAGTTCCTAAAAAACTAAGTAAACAGTTAACGAATCCAGATGGTACAGAAACTGTTTACTTTATAGATAAAAACTATGGATTATCTAATGGTTTAAAACCAGAAATGAATTTTTCCATTTTACATCCAATATCTCCAAATATGTGTGAGATAAAATGTAAGATAGAAAGAATTGATTAAATTTTGTATAAAAAATTAGGTTATATCAAATAAATTTCGTATATTTACTCTATAAATAAATAAAATAGAAATAGATATGGCACAAATTAAGTTCGTACACAGAGATGTGGAAGCAGTAAAATTAAAAGCAACACCTAAAATTGCTTTTAATAAAAGTAAAAAGTTAACTAGTTTAGAAGGTGGTGAGCCACTATACTACGTACAAGTTACAGAAGCATTTAGATTAAAATTAGATACTTTCTGTGATTTTAGCCAAAAACATCCTGTATATCCGGATTATAGTTTAATAAACATTCCTATAATACGAGATGAACGTTCAAAAGTATTTATTTAAAACATAAAATAGGTTATATGAAAAAGTATACAAACAAACAATTAGAAGAAAATTATAATAAATTCATTAAAGCAGTAGAGAGTTTATTTACAGGAGAGAGATTAAAAAAAATCCTCCATATGTACTCAATGGATGAATTAGGACCAAACCTAATGTTATCACCAGCTAGTGGAAATATCAACTACCATAATGCGTACGAGGGAGGATATGTAGACCACATTATGAATGTAGTTAACAACTCAATCAGAATGATGAAACTATATGAAGATTCGGGTGGAAAAATAGATTTTACTCGTGATGAATTAATATTTGCAGCTTTCCATCATGATTTAGGAAAGTTAGGAAGTAAAGGAAAGATTCATTATGTAGATAATCCTTCTGATTGGCACGTAAAAAATCAAGGTAAAACATATGTTAGTAATTCTGAATTATCATATCTAACACATACTGATAGAACATTCTTTTTATTACAGGAATATGGAATTACATATGTTGAAAACGAATATTTTGGAATCAAACTTACTGATGGTATGTATGATGAAGATAATGTAAAATATTTCAAAGTATTTGACCCAAAGAATTACTTAAAATCAAATATACAATTTATACTTCATTGGGCTGACCATATGAGTACTTGTATAGAAAGAGACATACAAAACACTCAGTCTTAATATGTGTGGAATTATTGGTGGAAATAACTACAACTCATCTTCTATAAAAGATGGGCTAAATAACATACTACATAGAGGTAGAGATAACTCAACTATTGAAAAAGTTGGGGATTTCTACTTTGCTCATAATAGACTATCAATACAAGATTTATCAGAAACCGCAAATCAACCACTTTGGAATGAAGATAAAACTGTTTGTATAGTTTATAATGGTGAATTATGGGGAAGTAAACTTACCGATGAACTTAAGAGTAAAATAACAATACCATTCAGAACAACATCCGATACTGAGATTATACTTAATTCTTATTTAGAGTTCGGTGTAGATTCTTTCAAAGATTTAGATGGTATGTTTTCTTTTTGTATTATTGATACACGAAACAAAACTGCATATCTAGTTAGAGATTATATTGGTGAACTGCCTTTTTGGTATTCTATTGATAAACTAACTAATAAGTTAGTATTCTGTTCAGAGAAGAAAGGATTACCATTATCAGACATTTACATGAAGAGTGTAAAGACAGTTTATCCTGGTACATATGTTGCGTACAACTATGAAACACTATATCATAGTGTTAACACTTATTATGAACTACCTAAAGAAATAATAGAACACGATAGAGATACTATTATTAAGAACATACGAAGTTTATTAGGAGAAGCGGTTGAAGTAAAGATGATTTCAGATGTTCCCATTTGTACACTTCTAAGTGGGGGAATTGATTCTGTAATAACAACATATCTTTTATCTAAGTTATATCCTAAATTAGAAGCATTTGTAGTAACAACTGAGGGTGGTAGTGATATAAAGTTCGCAAGAATTGCAGCCAAAGAATTTGGTATCAAATTACATGAAATTCATATGACAAATGATGAAATAATGAATTCAATTGATACTACGTTATATGTAACTGAATTAACAAAATGGCAGAATATAGGTAGTGCACTTGCAACTATCAAATTAGGTCAAGAAATAAAGAAACATGGATTTAAGGTAGTGTTTAGTGGTGATTTATCTGATGAGATATGGGGTAGTTATGGACACATTCAAGCATTTCATTATACACCTGAAACGTATGATATAGCAAGAAGAAAGTTAATAAAGGATGTACATAAAGGAAACTTCCCATCACAGAATCAATCCATGATGTGGGGTGGTACTGTTGAGATGAGAACTCCTTACTCTTGGAGACCATTTGTAGAGTACTCTTTAAACATCCCTCCGTTGTACCAAAACGAAAAAGGATATATGAAACCATTGTTAAGAGAAGCATTTAAAGGAGAAATATCTGATGAACTTTTATATAGAAGAAAAGTTTGGTTCGCACAAGGAGCAGGAATATCAGATGGTATAGAAACAATAAAAGATACATTAAAGGATAGATTGAAAAATCAGTTCCAATATAAAGATAATTTAAATATACAGAAGTTTTGGGATTAAGTGTAATTCAAATAAAAGAAGAAGGTGAAGAAATGGACTTGGTAATAGAAAATGCCATGGCTATCATCAATTTGTATCCTGATATCTTTCCACACATGTATAAACAAGGTTTCAAGTTGGTAAGTAGAATCCAAGAAGGAAATATTGTATTACAAGATGGAGTAGTAATAACATTCCATCAGTATTCTGGTAGAACACCAGTTACACGTAACTCCATGGTTAAATCAAAGGCTAAAGGATTTATGATTCACCAAATAGCTTCAGATTTAAGTACTAAAGGAAATACTAAAACTGTATTAGATGAATTCGTTATATGGTGTAAGGAACAAGGAGCACCAGAGATTCTATTATCGGTACGAGCATTTAACGATAGAGCTCGAGCTTTCTACGAAAGATACGGATTTGAGTATGTAGAAAAAACACATTGGCACAAAAAAGGTGAAGATGATATACCAGGTATAATATATAGACTTCCATTACAAGAAATAGATGCTGAAAAGTTTTTCACTTTTAATTAGGATATATCAATTATATTTCGTATATTTACATAGTAAATGTGTGGGAGTTCCCACGAAACATAAAACTTTAAACTTTAAAACAAATAAAATATGGAATTACCAGAAAGTCCAAATATGACAATTAACGAGTTTTACACAAAATTCGCAGGTAGAGTTGTTAGATGTAAAAAATTTAATAGAAAATCATGTTGGGATGCTAAAGATGTTACCAAA